CTCGCACACACAGTATTGTTGTGACGCTCACCGACAAGCGGCATATAGAATGAGGCGCGACAACACCAAGAAATAGGTGTATGCATTTTTGGCGCATAAGAACCTATCCGCATTTAGATACTGTGCCATCTCTTTATCACTCATGGGGTTCGCCTATAGGGTTATCTTTATTCCAATCCTTTATAGCCTCACATCGCCTCTGAGAAACATCAACTTTGCGCTGTTTAATGCACATCTATCCATACAAGCGAGTGATTTAAAATTTTGATGTTCCTGGCCGTATTTGGCCGCAACTCTATATATTCCTTTTTTTCCAGGGCCTTTAGCACATCGCTGGCAGCGTTAGCGCTAGACCATTTCATTTTTCTAGCTATCTCCACATTAGTTGGCGGCCGCTGATGTTCCGCTATGTAGTTCATAATCATACTCAAAACCACTAATTGTACTGCTGTTAAATCTTCCAACATTTTAGATCCTCGCTGTGTGAAAAATAAGTATACCTGTTATTATACACAGAAACAATTACAACAATTATTAGTATAGTATGGTATACTACTGTATCAGCAGCGTTTTGTTGTTGTGTTATTTTAATTTAACCAGTGGCCCTGGCAACAGGGCTACTCAGTAAATTAACTAAGAGGTAAACAGTATGAGTAATTGTAAAAAAAGAGCATCAGAAAAAGATCGTGTTTTGTTGGTTTTAATGTCTGGAGAATCCGTTCATCAATCGGATTGTAGTCAAAACCTGCCCAACATCATTAACCGCATAAACAGCCAATACAATGTAAGGGCTTTTAAATCATGGCGAGGTTCGGCTGCGGGTTATTACAAGCTAATCCCACAGCATATAGCTAAGATCCAAAAGGCCCAGGCATGAAACGCATCCAGATAGGCGAACACGAGCACGACCTGACTGATCCTGACTTTGTGCCTAACCTGGTGGCGGTAGCCAGCTTGATTAAGGTCCAGGGCAAGCCAGAGCTAAGTGATATTGTTGTGGATCTTTGGAGTAAGGCCACAGCCATGAGGCTGCATATTCTCAACACTGATAAGTCACTTGTTGAGCAGCGCATGATCAAAATGGCTAAGGTACTAACGCCGCTATTGGGTGAAGTATTGCCTGAGCTAGGTAAAACCAATGTTACATGCGTTAGTGATTATGCTGACGCACACAGAGCACTTATTAAACTATTAGGGGATTACCATGAGCAAAACTAATCTATTGTACGAGGCACGCAGGGCAGCCAAGAGCGTTAACAAGTTGTTAGAGATAATCAACAGGGCCCTTGGCACTAACTATAAATCTCATCACTTCTACAGTTGGGCATCAGGTAGTAGTAAGACACCTGCTACGGCCCAAGGTGTGATGCGTAGATTGGTGATCCTTAACCTTATGCCCCACAGTCACGCACTAATGGTCCTGGAAGCAATAGAGCCACCAAAGCTAAAGGGAGGTGAGATACTAGGTTTAAGTATTGAATAATATTAATTGCCAGGAAGTATTGGAGTGCAGAGTACCCTTAGGCCAAAATTATCTTTGGCCTTTGGTCACTCTGGGCTGTGTAGATATTAACCGCCTATCGTACCATCGCTTAAAGCTCACACATCCTACCAGCATCATGCCAGCAAGTTACCTTCTGAATTTGTCGCGTCATGTGAATAAACCCTTACAACAAATCCTGTTTTACGCAGCCGAACAGAGCACATCCTGTGGACAGATAAACTGCAAACTAGAAAAATAAGGTGTTGTGGGCTCTTGTGGTTTGCCCTGGGATAGATATAATAGATTCCTATTGGAACTTGAACCGCACCCTTCATCGTTCAACGACCTAGAAAAAGCCAAGCTCTAGTAGGTTTGGCTTTTTTGTTCCCGCTAAGTAGAGTACCAGTTAAGTGATGAATCGCTGAACACATAACGAATTTGGCAACTCTCCAAAGCGGAGGACAATCCTACTCCCTAAATTATCTAATTGCAAACACCACCACTTTCAGGCTAAAGTGCACTCCTGGCGCTGCATAATCAATATGATTAGCCTTGTAGTGTTTACCCACACAGATTATGTGGCGCTGGGCCATTCCCCTTGCTTCCCCCTTGTTTTTAGATTATTATTGGCACTCAATTATTTGAGGCTAATTATATGAAACACGATTTAGAACGAACCACCCGACTCCTGCAAGAACCATTTTCCCCTGAGGATCTGGAATGGAGAACCCAACAATGCGGCATAAGCAAAAACGGAAAGCCCTGGGCCATTGTTGTTCCCTACATAACCAATAGAGCCATACAACAACGCCTGGACGATGTTGTTGGTTTTGATTCCTGGCGCAACGAATACAAACCAACACCACATGGAAAAGGCTATCTTTGTGGTCTAAGTATTAGAATCTCCAATCCAGGCGGTACATGGGAGTGGATAACTAAGTGGGATGGTGCAGAGCACACCAATATAGAGCCGCTAAAAGGCGCCCTATCCAATTCAATGAAACGCTCAGCAGTGCAGTGGGGTATGGGCAGGTATCTCTACAACCTTGAGCAGTATTTTGCTATATGCAATCTAGCTAACAGCCGATACGATTGCGCCGACAACCACGCCGAGGATAAAAAGACTGGCCGGCACATCAACTGGGCTGCACCTGATCTGCCAGCCTGGGCCTTGCCAGGCGTTATCACTGAGGATTATGTTGATAATATCCGCAGCAGCGACACCTTTGATGAGCTAAAAGAGATTTATGCTGGCGCGTACCTGTATGCCAAGTCATTTGGTATGGCAGACTTCAAGGAGGTGATTGGCAATGAATACAAAGCCAAGAAAGCCGAGCTGGATAAGATAGCTTACGACAACACAGCACTGGCGTATGCCAAGGTTGAGGAGTGGCTAGATAAGCAGATAGCCACGTTAGAATTTATACCAGAAGCCAGCAGCGTGATAATAGTTGGCGACACATTTAAAACCAAACTACTTAAAAAATCAGAGGGAGAATACTTTGATAACAAGCCATTAATAGCCAAACTGCATAGAGCAGTGGAAGCCAGGACAACCAACATAACAATACCCACAACCCCACAATAGGAATAAAAAAATGACTGATTTAATTAAAAAAATATTTGATGGTGAGCTAACTGAACAGGGCCTTGAGGATCTAAAAGCAAGATTTCCTGCCAGCGTTGTTCTGGATCTAACTGATGAGAGCGTATACCAGCAAGCCCGCAAGGATAGAACTGAGCGCAATAAGCTAACCGCAGCAATAAACCGTAGGCGCATAGACACATCAAGTGATCTTAAAGACCTGGGCGACACCCTTATTGAGAAGGTAATAAACATTTTTGATGTTGTTGTAAAGCCTTTTGAGATAGCAGAACAAGCCAGGGCCGACAAAGCCAAGGCTGATGCTGAGGAAAAAACCAAAGTTATTAATGCTGATAAAGCAAAGGTAGCTGGTTTTGAGCGCTTTGTAACAAACGCCAGGGATGATGATTCTTCATCTATCTCAAGCGCTATTGATGCAGTTAAAAATATTGATTGCAGTGTTTTCCATAAGGATGTAATTCACGAGGCGATTACCAAGCAGGCTAGTGTGTTGGACCAGCTTGGTGAGATAATGACCGCCAAACTGGAAGCAGAGGCTCAGGATCGTGAGAATAAAGAACTCCAAGCCAAACTAGCTAAACAGGAAGCTGAAAGGCTAGAGGCGAATGCTGCCGCCATTAAGGATGCTGAAAACAACCGTATTACCGCGCATATAGGATATATAAAATCTTTGCCTGGTGATGCTATGGATCTAGAGAGTAAAGCCGAGGTAGGGGCCCTTATAGCTGTATTAGAGCAGCTACCAGGCGGTAAGTTAGACTTTGGTGAGCGTGCAGATGAGGTGCACGCAGCTACAGTGGCTTCACTTGCCAGGCTTGTGAAGATTCAGGATGCTTTTGTAGATCCTGAAACGGAGGACCCAGCCACCAAGATAAATAGCGAGTGCGCTGTAAGCACCAATGAGCAGCTTGACAATAGCCCGCATATTGAGCCGCCGACACCAGAAGAAACCAATTTTCCTGCTGCTGGTAATGACTATGGTTTGGAATGCAGTGAGGAGGTTAGTGCCGATATTGCCGCTGAGCACCCAATAGCATCATGGGAGGGCTTTAATTTAGAGTGTCAGGGAATGGCCGCTAAACTTGGAATATCAGTGCAGCACGCCAGGGATGCAGTTGTTTACCAGTTTTTTGCTGATCACATCCTTAGCGATGATGAGGTTAACGAAGCAATGCTACGCGCCATTGCGCTAATTGAGAGCGCCCAGTAACCAATGGCTGCTGATAAAGCAAAGCGCAGGAGGTTACGCATTACTGAGTTAGTGATGCGTGGCCAAACTGCCCCAAGCGTAGCTAAGAAGTACAGTGTTAGCGCACAACGTATCACTCAGATATGCCTGGAAACAGTTGGAGACTTATCCAAGGATTACGATCTAATCCCCCTGGAAGCAGCCAACGGAATAAAACAGGCTAGGGAGCATCAATATATGATCTTGCTGGCCATCAAACACAAGAGGTTAAAGGTATGAGGGCTATATTATCAATATTGTTTATATCGGCTATCTGGTCTGTATTTGCCTATGCCATTTTTTATGCAGTTATCAAAAACCCACTAGACACAGAAGGTGTTGGTTCACCAATAGCCGTGATCTGCGATCAGCTAGACAAGGCTCAGGATGCAGCGGAAGTGGCCGAGGAATATGGAGCAGCGACCATTATCCTGGAATCAAAATATAATAAAGGTTGTCATGTTCAGACTCTTAACCACGATGCCTTAAAGGGCATAATCATAGACGACCACGGACACAATACGCCATGAATAACGAGAACCGAGATACCGCATCAGCCACCTGCACCAATAGCAATGAGGTGAACCAGTAATGAAAACCATAATAGTGTTAGGACCAACCAAGCAGCATGTTGAGGCTGGTGTTGACGAACACATTGACCAGGGAGGCTACGAAGTTAGAAGCCCACCCACCTACCACTATGATCAGTATGATCGTCTGGTGTGGAGAATGGTCGCACACTGCTTAACTTAACCAGAACCAGTAGTAAGCTAATTGTTTACTACTGGCTCTAATAGAATCTTATTTCTCAAACACAGGCCAATTGACAAGGATGTTAATCATTGGCTTCATCCACTTACCAAACCAAAACGAGTGCTCAATACTGAACCACTCTGAATAGTTATACTTATGGTTTATCTGCCTATCATCTGGCACGCCTGCATAGCCCACCCTGGCAGCCTTACCAAACGGATGCCGCCATAACTTAGATCCTAGCCATACAGCTTTATCCTGGACATTAACAAACCAGTGAACCTCATTTACTGAACCAGCAGGGTAAACAAACTTATCTGATGTACCAGCACCACTAAATACAGCAACAGATCCAAACTTAGCGCCCTGGGCCACAGCGGATTGCATAACTAGCTGGCCATTGGAATGGCAAAGCACATCATCACCAGGCGTATACACAACGTCATGCAGCAGGCTTGAACCATCTTGCCTCATGTTGTTCATGTTCCAATATGACCAAAAGTGCCGTTTCTCATAACGGTAAAACTTTACTTTATAGCCCTGCCTGGCCAACTCCTCACCCATCCGATAGACACCGCCGCCACCAGTAGCAATGCCGTGGATTACAATTATAGCCATTAGAATAATCCGTTATTGTTTCCGTTAGATGGTGTGTTATCAAGAGATCCGCTATTCTCATCCTGAACAGGTTGCTGGTCTATGTTGGCATCTTCATTGAGCGCACCGTTACCACTGGGCTCAATCGCCTGTATGTTTCTATCAGCCAGGTTTTGCCTGGCGCTATCCATGCCCACAATACTCGTGTTGTTGTCAGAGGCGATATTAATATTAACTGTATCTGCACCAGAAGCCGTATTGCCTTTGTCTGTAGTTGAGGTAGCTGAACCGCCAGACTCGCCACCGCCACCAATGGGATCGTTAGAAGATTGGCCATTAGTCTGGCCGCCATTCACCGCCAGGGTTCCTATATTGGTATCGCCTTTAGCCCGGGCCGTAGCAATATTAGCATCACGGAAACCCTCTACCATCGCCTTGGTGCCGCCATAAATTAGCGCACCAGCACCCAGGGTAGTAAGACCGCCAGATATAAATTGTGTTTGTTGCGTCTTAGCCTGGGCCACTAAGCCCACAGCTTTAGCATAAGAGGCTGTAACCTCACCTGCCCTGGTAGTTGGTCTATTCAGTGCATAAGCCATCATTTTGGATGTTCCAAGACTTCGCTCACACTCCTCAAGAAACCGATAGTAAGCCGCTTCACCAGCCTCAGATAGCTGAGCTATATCAGTCACGTTATCACGAGGACAGCCCTCAGCCGACATAGCCAAGCCTGGCAATGATGGTGCAAGAGATCCCATGATAGCCACAGAGTCGGATTGCTTGATTTTTTTCTTGTGGGAGACACCAGCCAGATTGGTTGATACTTTGCCATCTGAAATTATTGGCTCATAACTTGTGTTGTTAGCGCAGGCAGCCAGAAAGCAGACCGCCACCATTAGTATTAAAATTTTCAAAGTACACCTCCATTGATGCTTGTGATTTTCAAATTAAACTCTTTGCCGCCCAAATCATCCATTAACTGACTAAACGCATTGGTAGAACCTACACCACACCACTCGTGACCGCGAGCGCCATGCCTGCTGTTAATGCCGATGCAGCCAACTACATCCTCAACAAAATTACCTATATGCATTAATATATGCGTGCGGCCAGGTACATCGGTTATCTCAATAGCATCATAACCACCACGATAAAACCGCCGAGGCTTACACACATAAACCCCCTCAGGAATGCACGATATGTAAGTTCTGTTATCTAACCAGGGCTTTTCCACCGTGGCCAGGGCTATGCCGCTTGGCAGGGTTAATATTCCGAACGTGCCGCTAGGGCTATAGCAAAAACGGTTTATGGCCGCATCAGGAAGTTCTGGTGTTGGATTGGTCATTACTATATGCCGTAATTTCCCTTAGACCAGGTTATCTCTCCTGAAAATGGGGCTATAGGTAGGGTTCCGCTGTACGCCGTTGACTCGGCTGTTGCCACGTTGCCCTTGGTGTACCGCCATGATGCTGTTGTTGAACTAGCAACAACGAGAGTGCCAGGGTAAGTTTTCCCTGTTGCGCTGCTTTGAGACTCAGTGATGCCAATATTGGTGTTGGCATAGTACGAACTATCAGCCTCAACAGGCAGGCTAAATGAGTTAGTAGCCGAGTCGATGCTTGAGAAAGAGCTCCAATCAATGTGCTGCTCAAAAGTAACCACACTGCCAGAAATATTAAACCTAGATAGGTTGGTGGCAATACCAAAGGTTACGCCCACATAAGTTGGAGTCCACGCAAACCACGCTGGAAAGCCTTGAGGTGTATTCTGATACGAATATTGGGGAAGTGTGATAGCTGAATTAGCTAAAGCGTAATCACTACCAGCAGCAAGCGTTATCGTAGTGTCTGTGCTGAATGCCGAGGCAATAACATAAAAATATTTAACACCAGCATTGGTTAGCTTTATTTTAGCGCCTACAGGAAATTTAGCGGTAACATCAGACCCAATAACCTTAAAAGATGTGGCAGAGACATACGTCCAAGTATCTGTTGGCGACTGCCAGCCATCAGCATCATTTAACAGGGTGGCCGCATCTTGGATATCAGAAAGATTGTCATACAGTGATTGCAGGACCGCCAGGATGCCAGCCAAGGAATTGACGTTGGCAATATCGCCAGCAACCAAATTGACGTTGGCAATATCGCCAGCAACCAAATTAACATTGGCCGAGTTAGTCACCAAGGAGTTAATATTAGTCGCGTTGGCGTTTACCGCAGAGATAGCAGAGCTAATTAAATAGACCTGCTCAACTATATCAAACAGCGCCTGAAAATCACTAATGGTGGTAGGGTTGCTGTAAAGTTCATCAACAACATCAGTTAGCGTTACAGGGCTAGATATCCTCATCAACAAATCATTTGCTAAGTCAGCATCAAAATCTGATGTGCTCGTATGATTCAGGATCACCGCATAACTTGAGTCGCCAACACTAACAAGATCACCAACCAGGTACGCTGTTCCAGTAGTCCACGAACCACGCGGAGAGAATTTGGTTAATAGACGATAAACATCAGCACGCAAAGATTGTATGTGCACAACATTATTGCCAAGCTGGGTATCATCACGCTGAATTAGTATCAGGTTTTGGATAATGGCGTTGACCGCAGCCGCTATCTTGTTGAACTCAGTATCAAGCTGTGAACTTTGATCTTGGCCAGAAAGCGCCGTGAAATTGGTTTCTTTATTGTATTCAGTGGGGTTTGCCATTGTCGTGTTATCTCCAAATAAAGCCGCAAATAAAAACACTGACGAGATTACTAGCGCCTGCGCTGTACTTAATATCAATTTTTCTAACATTAGAATCATTCCTCGCATAGATTGATCGTGTAACTGATTGTTCTGTTGAGCCTGCCGCTAACTGAAACAGCGTGCTAACCAGAAGTTCACTACCTTGCGCCACACTTAAAATGGCTGTAGTAGCGCCAGAGATAGTACCGTGAAAAGCTAACTCAGCCTGGCCGCTATCCACTGGCATAGTAAGACTAACAGACTCAAGCCCAGTAGCCACATTCAATATTGCAGATGCACGCTGGGAGATATCCTGTAAAAACCGCACCTGGTTGCCAGTTTGGTGTGTTCGTATCAGGTTGCCGCCAGTGTTGCGAATGCAGCCAACCCGCGCAGTGAATGGATGAGTAACATCCTCAACCACCGCGCTTTGATCAGGCACCAATTGAACCTCAAACGATCCTGCTCCATCACTAAGAATATAAACGTCATACCAGGCATCATTAGCATAGGTGTAAGCATCATTCATCGCAGCAGAAGCCACCGCCACCGCCTCAGTGTTAGCGCCGACATTAATAAACCGACCAGAAGCGTTGACCAGGGTAGCGCTGGTGACAACCACATTAAATGCAGTATTGCTTGTTACCAGGATATTTAATCCAACGGCGCCAATGGTTGCAGCAGCCTGAGGTAACAAGCTAAGTAGCTCCCAGGCATCAAGAGTGCTGCTGTAGGCAGCGGTTATTTTACGGCCAGAAACAATCTCACCCGCCAGGGCTGCACGACCATTAATTAGTAGGGCCTTGGCGCCTTGAGAGTCACGGTTGATGGTAACCGCGCCAGTATTGGTGTGGTTAGGGATTAGGTTGTAATTTTCCCCATCGTCATAAGCCGTTAAATTCAGCGTGAACAGGTAGGCGTTACCCGCGCCAGTAAGTGATGCGGCAACAAGGCCAGTATTAGCAATGGCATCATCAGAGCTTGTTACCGCCACAACATTAACAAGAACCGTATCAGCAGCCACAGAGCTAGACGTATGTCCCACCAAGGCGACATAAAGCCGACCACCACTAGAATAACTCTGGCCAGCCGTATAAGCCGTAGCGCTCACAAACGCACCAGTATAGTCAAACGTGGCGTTAATCAGGGCTAATGCCTCACTAGATAGCGCTTGAGCGTGCACCGCGTTATTAGCCAGCCGTTGATCATCACGCTGTAGTGCCGCCAAGTTCAACCTTAGCGCAGTCAGTGTTGCTTTAACGTTGCCAAACTCAGTATCAAGATCGGCGCCAGTAACGCCAGACTCAGTGAAGTTGGTTGATTGAATAAACTCTGTTGCTTGTGCCATTGTGTGTACCTCTAATCTTTATACATTTCGGCGCGGTATCTAGCCATAAATTTAGCCATTACCGAATCCATTTCAGTTTCAATTTTCTTTAAAGCAGCATCATTACCATCAGCCTTATACTTTTTCTTTTTCGCCTTTAGTTTGCGTAACTTATTTTTAGTAATCTTGGCTGGTGCTATTAGCTTGGTACGACCACCAACACCCTTAACAAGTTCTTTGTGGTTGTCCTCACCTTTACGCTTTTTAAGTTCTTTATCAACATCCAAAACCTCATAGTAAGCATCATAGAACAATCTACGCCGATCAGATACCGACACCTCACCTACTAATTTTCTATACATCGGTATTGATCTACGCTCTATCTCCTCACCGCGAAGAAGTTGACCAGTGACCGAAACCGCATCAGCGACCACCCGACCAGCAGAGCCAGTGGCAAAATCAACATAAACATCAATCCACTCAGGCGACCAATCAACACGAGATTTTAAAGTATCTTTATCCATACTTAGATCAGCCAGCTTATTGGCTACCCATTGGCTCTCTGGCCTAACATTGCCGTAATGCTTGCGAAAATTTGGATCAAACTTATTGTAATCAGGATAAACAGGACCGCCATGCCAATCTGTATTTTGTGTGATCCGCATGTATGGATCAGACACGGTAGGCATAAGAGTTTGCCCAAAAGATCCATCCTGGATAGGGTTGAACGAGTGCAGGGTACTTGAAAGAACCCTCATTACAGAAGGACCAACAGACCACTCAGGGTTTATACCAGATGCTTTTGATATCGCTGAACCAATTTCCTGGCCAGCAACATGAAACACGTTATAGCCCCACGGTAGCGGTATCTTTAAAAATACGCCATCCTTCGTATCGCGCCAGCCAAAGTAATCCATGATTACCAGGTTACGGTCCTTAACATGATCAGGAATTTTGTCGTAAAGAGTCTCGCCATCATCATCCTCACCACCAAGCATCCTGGCAAGAATGTCATTCATTGCAGAGATAGCCACGGTAGATGCCACCATAGCTCTTAGCTTCTTGTTCTTTGGGTTAGCCAAGGCTCTAATCAGCCTGGCAGAACCTTGTACCGAAGCATTATAAAACAGGTAATAAGCGTTTATTGCAGCGCCCCATTCACCCTTTCTATTGAAATCCACCGTTAACTGCTTGGCCAGGCGTGCTGCTTTGGCCTTACTCATGCCAGCATCAACACCAGCCTTATAAGCTGAAAGACGAACAGCATTCTCAACGACCATATTATAGTCACCAATAACCTTGCCTAGAGCAGCCACCTGCTTCCAGCCAGGCTTTGTTTCATTACGGATATCTTTGCGTATCTGATCCATGCGACCAGCCGCATCCTCATAGCTCTGTACCCAGCCTGTCATACCGCCATGCGCCCTGAAATCATTAAACGCATCAGCCCACACACCAGTAGGAGCAGGATCACCAGGCTTTGCGCGTAGAACTTTGCGAATGCCAAGCCCTGCACCTTTAAGGCCCTTGACCACTTTAACCTGCATATCTGCAAGCTCAGTGTCAGTAAGATTGTAGGCAGCAGTTTGCACATCACGGAAAAAGTTAGAGATAACAAACTCAGGTGATAGTGAGGTGTTAATCATTGCCAGGTATCGGTTAACCTTTTGCGCCGTAGCAGTGAAGCGGCTCATATCTGCGCCATCAAGATTCTTTAGCTGTTCAGCCATTTTCTTAGCGTGAGCATTCTCATCGTTAAAAAGAACGTACTTGCTAACACCATCAAACTTGGCAGATAAAACATAATCGCCATTAACATCCTTGCGCTTGCCAACAGTACCATCAGCCTTTCTGTAGGTTTTTTCACTCACCTGGTCAACAAGCCAATAGTCAGCATCAGGATTATCTTTGGCCATGTTGTATACGGTTTGAGCTACTTTATTCTTCTCAGATCGCACCAGGGCCGTTTCACTTTGGGCCAATATCCTGGCTACCAGGTTGGCATGGTCTACATCCTTAAATGATCCAGCGCGAAACTTTGCCTCCTTGCCTCGTACATCAAAGCCTCGACCAGCGCCAGGCATGGAATCCTCAACCTCAAGACGATTTAACGGAACGTAATGCTTGTAAAGTGAGCGCCAGGTATCTGCTTCTTCCTGGGTTAATAGCTCATTACTAACCATAGTGGTTACATGATTATCGGTAACATCATCAATAGCGGTAGCAATAGCCTGCATAGCGGCATCATTTCTGTAGTCGTGCAGTATGCTTGCCGCATCAACATTGTCCATACCAGCCAAGATATCGTTGTTATTGATATTAGGATTTCTGCGTTGCAGCACTGCATTCGCTTCTTTGGCGTGCCTGGCGTGCAGGTATCGGCCCACCTCCTCAAAGGAATGCCCTGAGTCGTGGATCATTTTAACCAGCGGTTTAGTTACATCCTCAGTAAACTGATCAACCTGGTCACGCGCACGCCCAGGATAAAGAGTAACTGCAAGATCAGCATCAGCATCCTCAGTTTGAGCACCAAGCGTTTTTTGCGCTTTAACTAGGGAATGAAACCGATCAATAATTTTACTGGCAAGGCCATCTTTCCAATCAGTATCAGAAATATAACCGTTAGCTGGTGGAGTAGTGCCCTGGCCACCATTGCGCCCCGGGCCTACTGGTGGGCTTGCTGGTGGTTGATTACCCCCTATGGCTACACCAGGATTGCTCTGAGAGCCATTATTATCCTGGCTGGTGTCCATACTATCCATTGCAGCACCAAGATCATCAAACATGCCGTTACTGGCTAGTATGTTGCTGCTATCGGCATTGTCTGGATCAAAGGCAGCGTTGATAGAGCGTATCTGATTGGGATTAAACACAACAATCTCTTTTCCTATCATTCCATCTATGTCACCTTTGGCGCTATCAAATCCAGCAACCCTTAAAGCCTCAACCATTTCATCTGTTATGTGAGAAACCGTTTGCTTGCCAAACCCCAGGTTTCTTAAATCGGATGCAGTTGCTGTGTTTTGTGCTTTTATTAAAAAATCATTTGGCTCAGGTATATAAATGTTTTTCCCAACCTTTCTAGGATTAGCCCCAACAAGATCAGAAACATCACCTTTAAAGTCCCGACCATTTAGATCAATGGCAAACTGCTCAGAGAACTCCCATGCGGCCTCTCCATCACCCATAACAAAGTATGTGTGATCACGATAAGCGCTAATATTCTTAAATCCATCTGTCCTGGTGACTGTGTTTAGTGTATCAAACCCCATAGCCCCGGCACGCTTCATACGCGCAGCCTGAGACATATCCAGGCCCTTGGCCTTAGCAGCTAACCACTCAGCAGCCTCACCCTGGTCATTGCCTTTATATCCAGACTTAGCCGCCAGAACAACATTATCGCCGCCAGGAGTAGCCTTAGCGCCCGATCCAGACTCAAGTAACTGCTCAGCCCTGGATAGCATTGCTAATATGTCAGCCTTAGTAATATTCTTACTCATTAGGCCCAGGTCTTTTAATACTTTCTGAATGTATTGCAGTAGCTTGTTCATTGCCTGGGAGAGTTTTCCCCTTGGCGTTTCAGCCAGCTTAGCTATCCACTCATCAGCAGCAATGTACTTTTCTTTAGTAGTGCCAGTTTTAATACCACGCCGCTTTGCCTCAGCCATTATCTCTTTCTTATGAGCCTGCCAAACGCCAGCCATCAGAACATTAATCTCGCTTGAGCCAGTGATATCCTTAAACGCCTTGCGAATACCATCATGGCCAATAGTCTCATGCAGGAGTACTCCTATTGCCTCATCAGTGGTGTGCAGGTTTTCAGCAACAAGAACAATGCCCTTGCTGGTCCACATACCAGCTACGTTTTTATTGTTCTCAAAGCCATCAGGAGCGTTACCAATCCAATCCAGGCCATCTTTAAACGTGGCCACAATTTTGATTGTTGGCGCATTCTTCCACTTAACCAGGAACGGTTTTATATCAGATTCAATCTGCTCAATAGAGCGACCATTGCCGCTATCGTTCTTGTCTTTGTTAGAAAATAAAACCTTGTTCTGTTTGGAGACAACCCTTTCACGATCACCCTCAATTTTTGGGTTATATCGTCTAATGGTAACGCCAGCATTTTTAAGGTGATCAATATGGTCCCCTTTTACTCCATTGGGAACAACGGCAACTTTGAACTCAGATAGATCCATTGCCCTTTTTGCCTTTCCTTCAAAATACTCTGTTGGTAGGCCAGCAAGATAATCCAGATGCTCATCTATTATTTTTTTAGCCTCAGTCACATTATCAAACGATTCAGAAAGAGATTCCCGACCAAGGGCATAAGCCATCATTGACGACTCAACGCCGGCATCATAATGGAAAGAATCAGTTTCAAATTTGTAATGCTCCTTTAGTGACTCCATAGCATCATCATGCTTTTCTTTTGACTCCTCCTTAATAGCATCCATTTCAGTGCTGGATATTATTTTATCTCGGTTGTTTTTGGCGCTGTTTACCGAGAGAAGTTTTTTTGCCACCGATGATCTAACGAACCCAGGGCCGCCATAATGAAAACCCTCACCGCCTTGCAACTCAGCAATCATATCTTTTACAACATTATCAAGATTGTACTTAGCGTACTTCCTTGTGCCTCCTGGCGTATGCCCTTTAAATATATTTTGGCCTACTACTGCATCATTAAATAAATTCATAGCATAAGCATCAAATTCAGTTTGCAGTTTTTTGCTTCTACCTAGCTTAGCTCTAATCGCGTCCTTCATTGCATACGCATCAATTCTGGACTCAACACCAGCATCAACGCTATTAATGAATCCATACATTAAGTTTTGGTTTAACTCCCCATCAACAACATAATCACCACCAAACATTTTACCATCCTCATAGCGCATGGTCTGGATATCAAGATAGTGCTTTGTGGCCAAGCCTACAACAGTGGGATCTGTGCGGTATTGATGCGTTTTAGCATCGGGGCCATACTTTCTTTTTACATAGCTTATCGCCTTTTCGTGCTCTTTGCTTTTAGCCTTTTTCTTTTTCGGTTTTGGCGCAATACCTTTAGACTTTAGAAACAGTAGTTGCAGAGATTCATTTCTCAGGTACTCATTAGGCCCACTCTCCATCTCGTTTGCTGATGGAGCTCTGAGGTAAGGCGCAGACTCAGTAAGCTGCTCCGCTAATTTTTTATTAACGTAAAAATCTATATCGTAGATAGCCCTGGTGTGCCGAGGACTGTAGATATCGGAGGTGAAAAAGCTAATTGTTTTATCATTGATAATGCCTGGATCTGCCAACAGGCTAATCTCACCAAACGAACCAAACCCAAGAGAGCCCTTTTGAATTGCCAAAGATGGCGCAGCAAGCCCCCCAAGCTCTATGGCATGAATAAGGTTATCTTCACTCAGGTTGTGAGTTACAACCAAATCAGCAGCAGGCTCAGAGTCGCTAAGCCGAATATCTTCCTGGTAATCAGCATTGCCGCTATCATCAAGCTTTTGGCCGCCAGCTATATCGTTTTCGCTGTTGCTAGGGAATAAGGTTTGTATAGATCCTACATCACCACTAACAGAGGCTGTTTGATTGTCTTGATAAACATCGGTAAAAATACCAGCGTTTTTAATTTCGTCTGATAGGGATTGATCGGCATCCTTGTGAATCACAGCGAAGATCCTACCAGCAGAACCAGACTCCCTAAGTAATCGTCTTAGTGTGGCCGCAGTTTTTCCTTCCAGGGCCGCTTTAGCGCCAGCCACATCAATAGAAAAAACAGTGTTTACAGATCCTTTTGAGTCAGTGGCTATCACAACCACCACGCCAGGATCACTCATGCTGGTTTCATAGGTTTTAGCTATATTCGCAAAACCACTATCATTGTTTATAACCGTACCTAAAAACTGGTTTGGCTTAACAGCATCAAGGCCGCCAGTAATGTCATTATTGTCAATGCCAAAATCAGAAACCCTACCATCAGCAGATATAACAGAATATTCATCGTTATCCAAAACAACGTGGCCTTTCATTTCTGGCAGCCCGACCCAGCCAACAACGTCTTTGGTTAACTGAACGTCAGCCCTGGATGGCTCTGACGACCCACTGGGATGATTATGAAGAAGATACATGGAGGTAGCGCCAAACGTAGATGCATCGCGCCTTATTATGTCCTCAAGATGCTGGCCAGGAAACCTAACGGATGCAGGCATTCTTTGTGATACGGCATTTTCACCCACAACCTTTCCGCTATTCACATAGATAATGCGAAAAGTCTCAAAACGGGGATCACGGTAAACCTGGGCCATGATTGATAGGTCAGCGAAGTTTGAGACTTTCATACCAACCAGGCTGTTTGGCTTACCTTCTTTGAATTTTTTGGATATGTTTGCGCCAATCAGGGATATGTTGTCACCCACTTTCTTTTTAATGTTGCCAAAAACCTTTTCAAAAGCAGATACACCATCATCAAGCTGTTTCTGCTTTGTGCCTGGTCGTAGCTCAGTGTTTGCAAAGAGATCAGGAATGTTTAGATCACCATCAATACCAACATCAGTCTCATTTGGTGTTGATGTTGGTTTGACTTCTGGCGAACCGCCATCAATCTGATCAAACATATCCAGGTTAGACTTTTTCAATGCAGAGCGATCCGCGTCAATAGCCGTACCATCAGCAATATCAGTAAATATATTGGTGAGCTCTTTGGCAGAGCCAATGTTTTCATCTATCTGCCTGGCCAGAGCCTCAGTATCAGCAGATATTGGATTAACCATATCGCCTAGAGATAACTCATGGTCAAGTGTGTTGTGGTTTCTGCGTGATCTACGCACCACATCAATAGCATCAAGCAGCGAGTTTACGCGCTCATCAGTAATGGTTTCATCGGTCTGGCGAGACTTAGCAAAAGAGCCAGCAGCTTTAACCAGGGCATTGGTGACATTCTTAATATCATTATCGGTTGATTCCGATTGAATGCCCAAGAGCTCATCATTCTTATACGCCGCCTGGAATATGGCTGTAGTGATCCTATCGGCACCACGCTTGCTGAGATAACCTGAACTGTTTATAAAGCCATTAGCCTCATCTGAGCCGATCATTTGCATAAACTTATTAACAAACTGGCGGTTACTGGCAGCGCCAACATTGCCGCTTTGATCAGGATTGAACTCAGAAATAATATCAACTATGCCCTCAGCATCTTGCTGTGCTTGTTCAGCGGCAGGGATTCCCAGGGTAGTAGGCTTGTTGGCATTCTGAGCAAATGCTTTCCACTGTGCATCTGTGAAATCATTGAGGATAGTTTTGTGCAGTATTGGCTGCTTCATTGACTCAACAGCATCACGGTCAAAGCCAAATTTTTCAGCGTTATCCACAAGGTACTGCTTGTACCGTTTAGCTGCATCGCCATCATTTGAGTAGGCAAGTTGTATGCCAGCAATACGGCCATTACCAGAACGAGCATCACCCTGCTGGTCAGTCATTGGAGCGCCCTTATCTACATGCTCAGATTGGCCCAACCATTCAGGAGTCATTTTTTTATCAGAAGCTATTTTCCTAATCTGGAATATAGATCCTGCGCTATCGCGGCCCCTGGGCTGCTTGCCTTTTTTGTCCTTATCGTAGTTTGGATTCTCTGCACCATTAGCATCATGCGAGGCGTTGAGTTGACTAGCCTCAGATAGCTCATATTGTGATTCAACTGGACTACCACTGTTATCCTTAGTCGTTACCTTTTCGCCTGCTAGTGGTGAAGCCTTAGAAGGAAATAAAGGCTTAATCTCAATATCATCCTGGCCAGTGCCAGTATCATCGGGCTGATTTAAGTCAACCCTGGCTGCTGGTTGAGGAGATCCACCACCACCAGACTCATCATCATCATCATTTGTTGGTTTGACTGTAGGCTTAACAGTAGGCTTGGCTTTTGCTACAGGATCAACATCACTACCACGGCCCTGGCCTTGATCAATAGCATCAAACAGATTGCTATCGGCCATAGTGCCGCTAAGATCATTATTAACCGACTCATTATTATTACCTTGAGGTAAGTCAGAATAGGCTTGAGATCCACCAACCAAACCATCTAGCTGACTTAATGCCTCCATTTCCTCAGGAGAGCGCATAAAGTTATCGGCTATCGGTCCTTTTTCTTTTTGCTCAACCTTCTCATCATTCTCAAAGAACCCACCAGGCGCATTGTCCAGTGAGTTAAAACGATTCTCATCAGCCATCGTGCCAGAAAGATCATTATTAACCGACTCATCATTATTGCCTTGAGGTAAATTAGAGTAGGCTTGAGCACCATCAGCTATATTAAAAAGCTGGTCTAGCCCACTCATGGCCTCAGGAGAATCACGAAAGTTATCACCTGTTGGGAGTGGGATAGGTGCTACAGCAGCAGGAGTTTGATCACCCTGGGCCACTGACATACCCGCGCCAGAACCAAAGCCGCCCATGAGAGATTGCAGCAAACCTTCATGCCACGCCTGTTCTGGATCTGGACTGTTTAAGTTTGTATTGGTGTTCTGAGCCCCTTCCGTAAGAAACTCTATACCACCACCAGTTAGAAACCGTTTTATCCAGCCGCCCTGTAGAGCCTTATCAGCTAATTTCTTAGGTAGTATTCTTTCAAGCGCTGAGTTTATTGATGTAGTGATCGTAACTGATTTAGCAAAATCAGAATCAGAGATAGCAACACCAGTTTTTTTCTCATAGTCCCTGGCGTTTTTAGATGCCTCACTTGCTTCCAGGGCCGCTATAAATGGCAAGCCGCCCTTCATTGCTGCAAACAAGGTAGGAACCGCATTGCCTATAGCGGCAGCCCATTGTTCTGGATCAGAAACCGCAGATCCTAATTGAGATAGATCACCACCCAGGGCAGAGCCAACAGCCTGGTCAGCCATCTGACCTTTTTGATTTACGCGCTTAAACGCATCAAAATTATTATTGAGGTAGGTAGATCCGCTATCAATAAAGTCTGCACCAGCGTTACTGGCATCCTCAAGAGCGCCAGCGTTATCACCAAACAACTGCATCAAACCACCAGCAGGCGTCATGTTAACTGTCGCACCCATACCATCAGCAAGCACGCTTTTGGCAGAGTCAGGGAAATAATCATAAAGGCCACGGCCAGCACGCATTACGGTTGCAGGTGTGGCGGCAAGACCAGACTCTAGGCCAATGGCTGCATTAACCATGCTTGCGCCTGCCGAGGTAAAAAGGTTTCCATCAGCAAGCTCTACTGGCTCTGGCTCTATCGCTTCATCCTGCTCCCAAAAGTTAACAGCGCTTGGCTCACTTGCCGCAACAGTCGAGGGCATAGCGGCTCCTGAACCAAGCGCTGCATTTTGGTCTACTGCTTCATCCTGTGCCCACCAATTCATTTACTGAGCTCCTTTTTTCTTACCCTTAGTTCTAGTCTTACCATCAGGACCAACATAAATAGTGCCATCTGGTAAAGCATTGTACTCTGCCTCAGTGGTTGCTGATACTGGTGCTTTCTGTGGTGCAGCTTGTTGGCTTGGTTGAGAAGATACCGCCGATACTGGTGCAGGTGCAGGTGCCTGGCCAGGTTGAGGTGATTTATATAAACCATCCAGGCTCCCATTAATTCCCGCCTGAGCATCCATCAGCTTCATAAAATGAATAGCTATAGCCTTCTCATCCTTACCTTGGTTTTCAGGGAGTGATAAGAAATTTACCCACTGTGCGCGTTTAGCATTATCTGGCCGCCTATCAACCAGACCAGTTTCAAAATTAACTACCTTCTCACCATCCTCATCAATAACATCAGACTTTAAATATTCCATTAGGCTCTTTGAGGTATCAATCATAGAGTCGCCCTTGCCCTTAGCCTTTCCAGACTTGTTCTGCTCCACCAGGGCCGCTTGCACCTGGGCGCTGGGCGCTTGCTGGCCACCAGTTATCTCATTGGTAGTAATGCCATTGGCGTTACCAGAGTAAGCAGGAGTTAGGCCCTTGTTGGCCGCCAGGTTAGCCATGTTTGATTGGCCTGTTTTAGTGCTCAAGTCTTGTTGTGCACCTACCTGGCCAGCAAAATTGCCTCTCTGAACATCCTGCGATAGATCTCCCACATTGCTCATTGTATTTTTAGGGTTTGCTCTAAACAAAGCAGCCAGATTGCTAGGCGTTGTCTGCCCATCTGCGCCACGGTTAACCAGAGACATTAGCGCGGTTTCCAGGTCTGGACTCATCAAGGCATCTTGTTGTGCCTGGCCTGCGCTCATCTTCTGGCGATTTAGATCAGCATAAGAGCTATTCCTATCAATGGTTGAGTTTGCGCTTTGCTGTGCAAGTTCTTGCTTTTGTAATAACTGATCTCGTTGCTGCATCTGCAATGGCAAGCCAAACAGACTACCCAGTAGGTTTCCTATTGAGTTGTCTACTGGTTTCATAATTGATGGCATTGTTTTTCTCCTAAGTTATCCCTGCGAACCTTTGAACGAAAGCAGGGGTAGCATTAACTGAATGAGTTGCAGGTTGATATATTTGGTTTGGGTTTAAGCCGCTACCGCCACCACCAGGCAGCTTGCCGCCACCAGCCGCATAAGCAGACATGCCTGCACCAAGAGCGCTAAATAGCTGGCCTGTGCCGCTATTGGGATCTATAAAACGATAATCATCAGGTGCTAGTGCGTTATTTATCTCCGCGCCACGCTTGGCAAGATCAAAACGCGCATCTGACCCGCCACGATTAATATCTGATAGAAGTTGATTAAGTTGTTCTTGGCGAGTTAGGGCTTGCTCTTGGCCAGAAAGATTACCCATACGCAGAGCGTTGATCTGGTTTGAGTTGTTGTGTTCTCTACCCACCCTGGCACGATCAATATTTGCATTAAAACCTGCATCAGCAATAGATAGAGAGTTATCGCGTTGCAGATTGCCGATACCGATACCAGTACCCATGCGCCGAGCCCTTAGCTTGGCAGTGGCTATGTTGGATGATTTAACACCCTCAGCACCTTTATTGTAATCCTCAGAGACACGACCAAAGCCCTCAGATGCGCCTATATCCTGATCACCAACATTAGCAGACTGATCAATAACGCCCTCTAATTCGCCTTGAGCATCATCAATAGCACCAGCATTAGCTGCGGCATCAGCTATTTCATTCACTGGATCAATGGCCACATCCTGAGCATCTTGCTGGCCCTGAAATTCTGCTTCTTCCGAAGCTATAGAATCCTGAATAACAGACAATCTTTCCTGGCCAATAGCACCACTCTGCTCAGCAAGCATAGATTGGCGCTGGCGCTCCTCAGCTTGAAGTCCCTGAACCTCCCGGGCCCTTAATTGTTCGGCTCCAAACACCTCACGCTGCTGGCTTAGGCCAGAAAGAAACTCCTTGTTTTGTCTTGCTGAATCAAAGCTAAACTGTTTGGCTTGAGCGTTGTTAGCTGCTTTAGCGGAACGGTTGCTACCGTAGGCGCTTGCTGCCATTGAAGCTACCGCCCACGCTAACTGGGGATTACACATAGTTATACTCCTACGTTGCTTACGCGGCCTTTTGAGCCGCCAGATGATCCTGGTCGAAACGAACTACCGCCACCACCACCACTAAAGTTTTCAGCAAACAGACCTGAAAGCTGATTAATTGAATTAGGGATATCATTAAAATACCCACGATTAGCCGAGGTATTAGATAAGCCGCCCTCAGTGGCCGCTATAGCATTCAATGTGCCTTGAGATCCACTAACTAGCTCCTGGCCATCAAAGATGCCGCTTGAAGCGCTACCAAGCAATGCCTGGCGTAAACTCTGGTCTTGGGCCCTTGCGCCATTGGCCACACTATCGGCAAATACATTGGCATCAAGTAAGCCCTCGTTGTAGCGCTCATTGATCTCGCCAGACTTATCTTTCTCCAAAGAGCCAAAGCGCTGGCCTCCACGAGTTAAGGCAAAGCCAAGGTTTCTATCGGCTCCGACCTTATTTTTTTTAAGAGCATCAGTGTTAAGCGCCAAGGTGTCGGCCTTTAACCCATCGTACATCCAATCACGGCCCTCAAACTCAGAGTTAACCGCCCTGATAGATCCCTGGATCTTTTCCTCGCGCTCAAACTCTCTCTGGATCTGCCTGTTTATCTCACCCTCTTGAAGCGCCAAGCCCTGCTGAGCAAGCCCAAAGTTTGCGTTGGCCATACCCTGACCAAACGCAGCCTGCTCCTGCTGAAATGCCAGGTTGTCTGCTGCATTAGTCTGTTGCCAGGCAAACTGCTCACCAGCAAAATTCTGGCTTTGTCGAAACTGATCCGCTTGTATAGCATTCTGCTGGTTTATAGCGTGTTGGTTTGCTCTATTACTAGGTTTACACATTCTTTTTCTCCGTAATACCGAACTGGTAAAAACTCTCTCCACCAGAACCATATTTAAGTAATTCGCCCTCTTTAATGAATCCGCACGCCTCAAGCCATTCAATAGCGTTACTGTGGAAAGCTGCACTCAGGCATTGAAGTCTATGGCCATCATTTTTCATGTAGTTAGAAATTAACCGCTTAACAAATCTTGTCAATTCCATAGCGTGATGCTCAAAGCTATTGGTAGCCCAAAGCCAGGCATTGCCAACACCTGCATGGCTGGCGCATATCCCACCAATGGCTACTGGGTTGTTATCATCATCCAGGCAGATAAAAGAGCCATCACGCGCATCAATGGCCATCATCGTCATATACTCATAGATGGTTTTATGGCTAAGAAACTCAGGCTGGCTAATCGCGCACTCTTTTATATCCAGATCCCTTAGGTTTCCTACCAGGCTTATTACCAGGCTTTCATAAATAGCATCAGTAAACTTATCGCTTTGATAGATCATTAAATCAATGCCCCCAGGTTTTCATAATAGTAAGTAATAGCATCAAGCCTAAAGCCACCATCAGCGCTGTTGCCAGTGAATCCTGGTGACACCTCAGTAGATACCATTTCCATTGGCTGCATTGAGCCTGGGCGAGTATTGCCAGACACCACATAAGGATAGGTTTTTATAGAGCCATCATTGGAATTGTAACCATTAGTCATTGTTGCCGTACCTGTTGATACAATATCAAAACCAGTGAATTGCTTTGTAACGCCCGGTGACTTGTTAGACTGGTAGGAAAGATTAAAAGACCAATCAAAATAGCTCATACCATCTTTGTCAGCAGTCTCATCAAGCACATAAATATTATCATCGGCACGAACATAAACCTTGCCATTAAGAGCAACAACATGGTCTGGCTGGATATCACCAAAATCGTAACGGCTCCATGCAGATATTTTAGCTGTTCGGCTAAAGGTATACACAAACGCGATACTGCCAACAAAGCAGATATATTGGCCAGTGGTGCCAGAGTAGATTGCTTTTGGCTCCCTCAGGCTGCTGCTGCTTATCTGAATGCCATTAACATCCAAGTCAGTGGCAATGCTTAAAAGTGAATCCTCATAAGCCTTTAGTGTCGGCACTGTCAGCAAATCAATCGGCGTGCCAACATCAATATCCTCAAGATTGTCAGTGTATTGCTGTCGGCCTACAGAGCGAAAGCCAAAAGGAGAATAGAAAAACAAATCTCTATAAACTGGAATGATTGAACCAGGGTAATTAGTTCCTACGTTCCTAAGTGTTCTTTCCAAGGCGATGTTAGCTGGATCTGGATCAGCAAACCACACCTGCATGGAATCCTCCATAAAGACAACTAGCTTGCCGCCAAACTCATCAATAGCCTTTACAGCGGTTGTGCCTGGCGCTTGGCTGGCAGTGGCCAGGAAACCTGCATCCTCTATAGTGGTCCAATCTTTAGGGCCTGGCACACTAGCGGAATATCTAACCGTATCTGAACCATCGGTTGATGGAGAATAAACCTTACCCTTAATAATGGAAAATACTTGGGAGTGAGGACAGTTAACATCAGAAACATTATCATCACCAACACCATCAATATAGCTGTGCTTGGTGTCGCCATTAGCATAAGTGAGCGATACATATAATGCGCCCTGGTAGAGCTCAGACTTATGAAACGCAGTAACCGCTTGAGTACCATCAGCCGTTAGCTCTACTCTAATATTGGTAATAACAACACCATCAGAAGTTGAGCCATGAACAACCTCAGCATCACCAGAAAACGTGATTAACTCACCATTTTTTATAGCCAAACCTTTAGAGCCTGGTGTTAATGACTTAACCAGGGCTAAGCCGCCACGAGTAACAATGCCTTTGCTATCATCAATATAGGTGTTTAATGCGCCCAGGAGGACATTGGAATCAGACACAGCAGAACCGCGCCTAAGATCCAAGCCCTTATCAAAACTGTCAAAAGTGATGCTTGGCATTATTCGCTATCCCTCTTTGATTGCTCAAGGTACAACCTCACCCATTTAATGTCTGTTTGGATTATGCCGACTGACGCCTCTAAGTCGCCAACGTCCTCTTTAATTTCCAGTATAGACTGAGCCTCTTTAATTAAATGGTTGTTAAGCCTAACGCGCTGCTCCTGTATATTCTCTTTGTTAGATACTGTTGCATCCACAATATCATCTGCGTAAACCACAACCGTTACCATCGCGCCCACTAACGTGTACACCAAATGGGCTGATGTACCGATTTCCTTAACTTTGTCCATAACTTTTTTCATCTTAGTTTCCCATTAGCTCCCGATCCGAAGCGGTTTAATTTAAAGGCCAAGTAAAATTCGCAGTTAAATCTCTACGTTTATTGTGAATAAAATTT